AAAAAAAGAGGAAGAACTATTTTTTCTCAATTTTTTATTTTTATTATCTTCTCGCTCTAACACGTTGCTTTGCTGTCCAAACAGTTTCTGGTAATTTATAAAATCCATTTTGGTCAAGGATGTACACAGGATCGTTGTTATAAGTTGGAATTGTGACCCCCGGCATAGGGTTCCACCTCGGAGTATGTTTCTTTCGCCTCACAACAGCCCATGTTACAGTATATTCCAGTAAAAATTGGCAGTACTGATTTAAGAACTTTTTAGAAGGTTTGCTTCCAGAACAGCTGGATTTTTCAGGGGGTCCCAGTTGAGGGAGTAACCTCAAAAAAACCATAGGTGGAGGATTTTCCATCCCCCATATAGATAAAGGGGGCGTTCCGCAGTTATGTTTGTTATCAGTGTTAGGGATATAAGCCCAAATCTGAGACTCTAGATTAGCGGAAGTTTTTTCGCTGACAGACCCTTCAAAGTTTGGAAATGTGATTTCTTGCTGATCTTTTTCTAATAGTTTCGGTGTTTTTGTCAATAATATCTCCCTTATATGAGAAGGCATTCCAGGTGTGCTATACCCTCTCTGTTCAGCGACAGCAAGCCTGTACCCTGTAACCCCGAAAGCGGCTTTGTGATCACTCGGTATGTTATCAATGTTTTCAGGCACCTGTCCATACGCTAAACTGTTAGTTGTTATAATTATGGTCCCATCAGGTGTTTTTACCGTTGTTTCCTGTGTTCTCGGTCCTGGCTGTTGAGTTTCTCTTTTAAGCATACTAGTTGTAAATTTGTAAATATCTCTTTCAACCACGACAGGTGTATCATTAAAGTAGTGGTATGTTGCCTGTTCTCTGGTCCCAGGCCCAACAATGGAATAATCCCCGTCTTTTAATCTTCCTCCTTGCAAAAACATAGCAGGTCTGTTTAGAGAGTTGACAATCCAGGGAACGAGGTAACTCGAAGCTCTGATACCAAACATTTGATCTTTGTTTTCTGTAGGTTTGTTTTTCATAACTTGTATTCTTTGACCTTTCATTGGATTGTCAAGTCTCCTCGCGTCCCACATGTACTGTGTCAGCTGCTCAAAATGTAAATCTGGAAAGTCATAAGTTTGAAAGAATTCATTGCCTGTGTGAAGGATGGTAGAGTGTCTGTTCTCTAAAATAAAGAACTCAGTGTTCTGTGTTGGCTGAACAAAAGGCATGTCTAAGTGGGCTCTTTTGGAACCATCTATAGGCGACCACATCTCGCTATGAGGTTTTCCCACAGTTCTATAGCAGTATTTTGGAAGTTCATAAGTTTGTCCTGGAAGATGACCAGGCACTGTTAGCTGTCCCCCTCCCAAAACATATGGCAGCTCGTAATGTGTATCCTCAAAACACAGCACTGCAGCCATGGCATTGTCAGAAACTGTGTCACAGCATTGTTTCCCTGTCACATTATTAACATCTTTAACAACTATCTCTTTAATTTTAACTTCTAATTTTAAAGGTTTAAAAGCATCATACTCTTCTAAAAGCGTTTGCCAAGCAGAGGGAGAGAAATGAGCTGATAGAATGTTAAGATCATAATAGTACCATGGAGTACAGACAACAAGGCTAGGTATATGATCCCCGCTCTCTGTGGTGCAGTAGTTATGCGGAAAAGAGCTAAGCACACACCTTCTAGTACCATAAGTAGTAACCGTCGTATCAGTAAAGAAAGCCCCCCCAATCCAAGAACTTTTAGGTTGATTCCCTCCCCCCCCACCCCCCCCCGCCATTTTAGAATCCTCATATTGTGTGTCCAATGTTTCGCACCTTGTGGTGCTGTCACATCTGTCTTCTGTCATTCTTCTTTTTGCTGGAGGCTCTTCATTCATTCCAGTCTCGCCACCCAAGTCAGGAGTTCGAGGAGGAGATGCACCTGGTAAGGATGTCTGTGGAGGATCAATGGGCAAAGGTTTTGGTAAATGTTTTTCTACAGATTCTTTAGTAGGCATACTTTTCGGGGGTAAAATTGTTTTTAAAATTTCATATATCGGGGCTCCTAATCTGTATTTTGCTTGCCATAAAGCTGATATAAGGTTACCTAAAAGTTTACCTTCTAATCCTAAACCTTTTTTTACTATCTCTCTAATATCTTCTTGCATTTTTTTATCAATATATGGCGCCCAAATGTATGGCCAGTGACCATATCGAGAATATTGTTTGTACCTGATATCATGTTTCGCAGCAGAGAGATCAATTTCATTGCGAGGAGCTCCGTGAGGGAGTGGATTTCCAGGACCTGTGTAGCGATGTCCTGGCCAGTTGATACCGGTTCCGGTTTGGTCTTCTCCCGCTCCATGTTTGATGTCTTCAATATTGTCTTCTAGTTCTTTCTGTTCTCGGTGACCAGCTTCTTCTGGTTGTTCTTCGCTTGAGTCGTGTTCTAATAGCTTTCTTGATTGGTGATGTTCCTCATTTGACGTAGGGGTATCACCTTCTTCTTTCTTTTCACCAATTTCCCCTTTCTTGTTATTACTTTGTGTTTTATCAGTAGGTTGTTTTTTCTCTGTATCAGGATCTTCTTCATCCACGGCTTCTTCCAAATCAGTAGCAAAAGCTTCTGTTTTCTTACCGAAAACCCATTTCTCGCCGGTGACTGGATGGATGATCTCTCTCTTATCGAAGTCAGCAGTGATAGCTGCAAGTAAATCATTCTCAGTTGTCTGCGGTGTTATTTGTCTATCATAATTATGTAGCATCTCATGGATTTTAATCCATTCAATGTTGTCTGGTCTCACAGGTACTTTCATATATGGAAACGCAGCTTCGGTAAAGTTCTTAACTCGGTTTTCTTTTCCCTGTGCACCCGGCCATTTAAGTAAAACCTGTGTAGATTGTCCAATACTAAATACCTTTTCTGCTTCTGGACATTTAATATTATAATACCCACACCAATTAATAAAATCAGCTATTCTGGCAAGCAAAAAATCAACCCAAAATGGGAATGTAACTTCCTCTAAACCCGGGGGGAGATTTTTAGAATACCCACTAAAGCTCATTGTTCCTCCACTTCGTCCACCTCTGGTGTCTCTTCGTAGACCACGTCAAATATCAGGTTCACTTGGCTATCTGTAAGAATTATGCACATATCACCAATTTGCTCTATTTTTTTGGAACATTAAAAAATGATAAATGCAAAATTCTTACCTGGAACAGGTTCAAAGTTGTCATCTAAATTCTCATAAGCCGCAGGAGGTGTCGTGTTTGCAGGGTCTTCTGTCTTCTTTCCTTTTTGACTCGGTTCTTCAAACCAATGATCCAAGACGTCCGGTGTTTCTTGTTCTTCATCTGGTTCAGCTCTCAAATAGAGTGGCTGTCGTTTTTTATGCATCTCCTTTGGTGGAGGAATTTCTCCAAGAGGAACTAGGTGGCGGATGCTGGCAGGTCCTCTTTTGAAAATTTGGCAATTCATGATTTCAGGTTTAACTGAAAGTTTTGCACCCATCCGGAAAAAAGATTTCACTTCTTCAGTTGTAATCAGACCAAAGTTTCCAGGTAGTGTCAGGTTAAATGAAAATTTTATCATCCTGTCCTCTAACGGCTGTTGGTGTTCAAAGCTTACAAAACTTCCTTCTTGAACCACGGTCATGTCCACATTCGATGTTATAATAAACGGTGGACTGTTGACTTCAACAGATTGCATACATTTGCGGTCGATGCGCAAAGCAGTTCCCCCCAGCAAAGCTTTTGCAGCTTCTACCATGTCTCCTGTCATTTTCCCTTCTTCCCACCACCCTACCTGAGCTCCTACAATATCTTGAAAAGGAAAATTTGGATTGTTCCGGTTAACATTGCCATAATTAGCTGAGCTATGGCAGATTGCCTGTGCAATATTTGTTTTTCCTGTTGTAGCAGGACCGTAAAACCATACACAGTTTCTTTTTCCCGTTTGTTTCATGCTCCAGTGAAACATTATAACTGCAGCAATTTTAGGATCATAGTTGTTAGCTGCAAAAATGTAATGTATTCTGTTATGATCGAATGAGCACTCCATGTCACTTTGTTGGAAAGCTCTTAAAGCATCCATGTTTTTAAAATCCATTAAGGTTGACCCTAGTGATTTTTCTTTTAGTAATTTTTGCTGAGCGATTCTTAAGCATTGTTTTGCCATATATCCTCCAGCTTGTGTGGCTAAGAATGAGTATAAGCTTAGAGCATTTTTTCCCTCCCATCTGGATTCAGAACAAATATTATTGTCCACCAACCACTGTACAATGTCTAGCATTTTTTCTCCAGTGGCACATTTGTACATGGGAGCAGATAATTCTTCAATAACTGCTGGATCTTGTCTATTATCTAATAGTTCTTTTCTTTTTTCTGTATTTAAACAGGCTTCACCTATTGTACCTCCAATTGTAGTCCATGCATAAAGACATTCTTTCAGTGGTAGTTTTTTTAGTAAATAATTATAAATAAACCCTTCATCTGTGCTTTTCCATGCTCCGTGTTTATTTTTGTGTGGTACAAAAAAGCTAAGTCCCTCAACACCAAAGTAATATAATGAAACTTTTTTTTCTGTATTTTTGAATATAGTTAAAACATCTCGCGGGGTACCAGCGGACACAGACACACACCAATGCAAATGTAAGCCACCTTTTGAGTCAACTCTTTCCAATTGCATGAAAATGCCAGGATCTACTCCTAATCTACAGGATTTTCTAAGTTCTTTTTGAAGCTCTCTAAATAGAGCCTCCCCTTGTCTAACAGCCGTTACTAGATTACTGTCAATTTCATCGCGCGGCGCCGCAGGCGCCGCGCCAGACTCACAGTTTTCATTATTTTTTTCATTTTGAAATATATCAGGCCATTTCATAAAGTCTCTGGTAGAAACAGGAACTTCAAAAATATAGCGTCCTTCATAAACACCAGGTATTTTTAAAACATCAGGAAAAAGTCTGCAAATACCTGTCCAGTAGGTTTCCATCTTCAAATACAGGCCGAAAACGACGGAGTTCTGCTCGCGACGGTCTCCAAAACGCAAATGACAAACTTCCTCTTTTTCGGCCTCCTTATATAATATGTACTCCATTCTGATTGGTCCACGTCAATGCAAATTAGGACTTGAGTTCCCGTCCAATCAAATTGCTTCCCGCCAAAAAAACTGACCAATCAGGTTAACTTCCTCTTTGCATAAATTATGCAAATTAATGGACTTGAAGCCCCGTCCAATCAAAAAAGGCTCCTCCTACTTTGCATAAATTAATTTACATCTCATTTACATAAATTATGCAAAGTAGGAGGAGTCAATAAGCTCCTCCTACTTTGCATAAATAAATTAACATCTCATTTACATAATTTATGCAAAGAGGGAGGAGCTAATTAGCTCCTCCTACTTTGCATAAATTATGCAAATGAACTCCTCCTCCGGAAATGACGTATGAAAAGCGCCAAATATCTCGTCGGTCTGTACTGCGTCACATCCCGTGACGTCACCGGAAAAACAACCTTTGACCCGGAAGTGACCCTTGACCCCGGAAGTCCCACCCCCGGAAGTAGATTGCAACATATCTGTCAAAGATGGCGAAGCCCTCTAGTGTATTGATTAGCAGGCCGGCGGCGTACCGGTCGCCTAAGCCTGGAGGAATTTTACATTCTCTATCTCATAGATTGCGCAAGAGGTCATCCGGTACTTCCGGGTCAACTTCCGGTACTTCCGGTTCAAAGGTCATGAACCGGAAGCGGATATGACGTTTGAAGACCTTTGACCTTTGACCCGCCCTTTGACCCGGAAGCGGATATGACGTCAGGGGCGACCGGCGAGAGGCCTGGCGCTTTTCAAATTCAA